AAAACCTTTCAAGATTGCTATGGATAGATTGGCCAGAGTAACCACCCCGATGCAGAGGGACGAATTCGTCTCATCATACCAGGGTCGTAAAAGGACAATTTACCAAAATGCAACAGACTGGTTGCAACGCAATGGCTTCACCGCAAAATGTGCACGTGTGAAGGCTTTTGTAAAAACTGAGAAATATAATTTCACATTGAAGAAGGACCCAGCGCCTCGCATCATCCAACCACGTGATGCGACGTATCTTGTTGAGTTAGGTAGATACATCAAATCCATTGAGAAGAAGGTGTATAAAAATATTAACAGCATTTTCGGCTCAGTTACCGTATTCAAAGGACTGAATGCAGCACAGCGTGGCGACGAGATCTTTAAGAAATGGAAACGTTTCACTGATCCAGTTGCAATTTCGCTTGATGCCACTCGGTTCGATGAACATGTGAGTAACGCAGCTTTAAAATTCGAAGCCGACATATATCATAAGTATTTTTATTGTCGGTATTTTTCATGGCTAATGTCTCTTCAACGCGACAACATCGGCACTGCTAGTGCAGAAGATGGTTGGCTTAAATACCGAACGAAACATAATCGAATGTCTGGTGACCCAAACACATCGTTAGGGAATGTTGTTATAATGTGTGGTATCTTGTATAGTTACTTCAAGGAATACGGTCTCGCTGCAGAATTAGTTAATGATGGAGACGATTGCGTAATAATACTAGAGAGAAGTGATCTTAGTAAACTAAATATGTTAGAGAATTTCTATCATGAATGCGGTTTTAGGATCGAAGTTGAGCAACCTGTATACAAAATGGAACATATAGATTTTTGTCAGTGTCGGCCCGTTGAAGTTGAACGTGGCGTATACCTTATGGTGAGAAACCCTAAGGTCACACTCTCAAAGGACTCCATTTCACTGAAGCCACTCAACACCCCACTACTTGGTAGGAGGTGGTTGAAGTCAGTAGGTGAAGGAGGGAAGATCTTATGTTCAGGTATACCGGTTATGCAAAGCTATTACTCATGCATGCTGCGTAACGCTGGTAACGTCAAAGCGCTTGTTGATCCAACCCTGGATGGCGGTCTTTTTAGATTGTCTAAGGGAATGGAAGAAAGAAGCGCTGTTATCACGGATACATGTAGAGTATCTTTCTGGGAAGCTTTCGGCATTACACCGAGCGACCAACGTGTACTTGAAGCATACTATGCCACACACTCCTTCTCACAGGCAGGGACTGAGAGGATGCGCTTTGCGTATCTCCCGGTTCCGTTGTGAGAGGGTTCGAGAAGGAAAACTCGATAAACCCGTCAACTGACGTATAAGCATGGGGTCTATACCAGAAATGCCCAAAACTCCAAGAGTGCTAAACAGAACGCCAAGAGACTGCACGGAGCACCCATTAGGGAGGTATAGATGCACAGTCCCGGTATAGTCTAACGGTATCCCATACAATGACTAGGAAAAGTAACAAGAAATTCGCCAGTCTCGAAAAGAAGCTGGCATCACTACAAGTGACCCAAAAACAGAAAAAGAAACCCCAACCCAAGAAGAAAGCAACGCCGTTTCAGGACGTTGGTTCTACCCTTGGACGAACAGTCGGAAGCATGTTTGGGAACGCAGGGATTGGATCCGGAATTGGACGATGGCTCGGACAGGGCATTGGTTCAATATTTGGATCTGGTGATTACACCCTGGCTGGTCCTAAACCTGATTATAACGTGCTGGTTAATGGTTCGCAGATTCCACAATTCTCTACAACCCACTCAACCAACATCATCTGCCACAGAGAGTATCTCGGTGACATTACTGGCACTAGTGCCTTTAATAACACTGCTTATCCTCTTAATCCCGGTATGTATCAAACATTTCCGTGGTTATCTACCGTCGCTCAAAATTACCAGGAATATAGATTCCATGGTATAACATTTGAGTTTAGGTCTCTAATCACGGATTATGTCACCAGTGGATCGCCGGGGGTTGTCGTGATGTCTACCAATTATAATGCTGATGTACCCACGTACACCACCAAACAGCAAATGGAGAACGCTGAGTACGCGGTGTCGGTCAAACCAACCCGTGACTTAATGCATGGTATTGAGTGTGCTATTGACCAAACAATCTTACCCCATCGTTACGTACGTACAGGCAGTGTACCAACTGGTCAAGACTTACGTCTCTATGACTATGGTAACTTTCAATTCGCTACACAGTCCAACCCCACCAGTGATCTTGGAGAACTGTGGGTGTCGTATTGTGTCGAATTTATGAAGCCCGTACTACCAACCACCGATGGTGGTACTATTCAATCCGTACACTTCAACAGATCCGGTGGTTCAGGTTCTAACCCCCTAGGTACCGCTACAGTAACAACGAGTGGTACATTAGCTGCCATTGTTGCACCAACTAGTACACAATGGACCGCTACCCCTAATACGCAGTACTTAATCACCATAGATTGGGCAGGGACTAATGCAGTTATTTCCTTCCCGGTATTCTTGTTTTCCCCCAACTTCACCTTGGTAAAGTTGTGGAGTAACAATTCATCCAATTATGGTGATGGGTACGGAGGTGGATTGAATACTGGAACATGTTCCATTCAGTTCATCCTCAAGGAGAATGCAGGTGTGTTAGCATCTGGGTACTTTTCCATCGCCTCTACTGGTACACTCCCAACTTCGTCCGCTGTTGATATTTTCATCACTCAGCTGGACACTTCTGTTAACATGTAAGTGAATAAGGATAGCACAATATTTAATATTGAAACCACTTTGTATGTGGATCCTCGTGTACACAGGCTGCCGGAGCAGAAATCCATTCGTGGACAGGTTGCACCTTTACAGCACCTCTTCGAAGCACCAAACATATTGGACAAAAATTGACTAAAACCCATAAATATGAGCCAAGAAAAATTATTACTAAAAGCCTAGATCAGGAACAAACTGAAAGTCGTACCACCGATGTAATAGTGGTAGGTCACCCGCCTTTAAAGGGAGTGGTAGTTGGCCACACCAGGTCAACACAAACCAAGGTTAGAG